CTATAACCTCTAAAAGACGTGAAATAACCTCTTGCTAATCCTGGAATCTTTAACGCTTCGTGAAATGCATCTGATAACGGAACCCATGTTAGTTCTTTTTCTTTAACAACGATATCCATACCGTTGTTTTTCTTGAATTTACCTAAGTCAAAACTTTTTTTACCTATTGGTTTTTTTGGTGGTTTACCCATAATTGTATATATTTAAAACTTTTTTAGTTAAAATAATGGGTACATTAACGTACCCATTATTTAATTAATTGATTGATTAAAAAGGTAAGTCGTCTTCCTCTTCTTCTTCTGTTACTTTTACAGTTGATTGTGTAGTATCGACAACTGGTACAGCTTCAGCTATTTCATGCTTATTGTTGAATCCCATTTCTATTTCAGATGATGGGTCTTCTTGTTTAGAAGAAGGTGTTTCATTTTCTGCTTCTAATTTTTCTTTAGCTACAAACTTTTCCTGTTCTTTACTCCAAACTGGCGTGTAACCTCTAACTACAATATCTAAATAATCATAGTTTCTAGTACTATATACATCTCTCCAAGTTCTATTATCACTAAGCCATTCATTAGATTTAGCTTCGTCATCACTTAGTTTTGTACTCTCTAGTGGGTAACTTATTGATTGAACAACTGGAATCTTCATTTGGTTTCTAGAAATATTAATAATTAAATCTCTACCAGTTTCTGGGTCAGTTACATCGTGTTTTACAACTTTTATTGCGTTCATTATTTTATCTAACGTACCACCCTTGTCGTATGAATGATTAAATCTCCAGAATTTAACCCCTTCGTCTTCTTTACCTCTTTCAATAACTTTCAAGATGTACATTTTCTTTTCTGAAAACTTCTTAACTAACTCTTTATTCATGTCAGCTAATGCAGTATCTCCAGCGGCTTTAGCGTCTCTATACCTTTTAAGGAATATATCTTTTGCTTGACAGAAAGGGCATTCGCTGTTTTCTTCTTTATCTAAACATGGAAATGTTTTCCAGGCACCATCTACTTGAGCCTTGTGTCCGTAAAATTCAACCCAAAATTTACTCTGACCATCAATTGGTAGAATTCTAATTTGTTTGTCTGCAGAATTTTCTGTTTTAGGAATCCAAGTACTGAAATAGTTTTCTAATTTGTACTCTTTTTGTTTTGAGTTTGAGTTTGTTTGTTTTTTGGAGTTCTCATACTCCTTCATCATTTCTTCGAAATTGCTCATAATTGCTTTAGTTTAAATTTTTATTGTTTTGCTATAGTCTTACAAGTTTAACTTGCTTATATAAATATGTTCAAATACTATAAAAGATAATATTATTACATATTTTTTTAACTTAACCCTACAAATATACTTCTATTTTAAACTTATTACAATAGTTTATTAAAAAAAAATGAGATAATCTTTGAAATTATCTCATTTTTAATATTTTAACTGTTATATATTTTAAATATCTTCTTCTTCGTAATCGTTGTCGGAATCAAAAGTATCTTTTACACTAGCATCTGAATAATCGCTATCTATACTCTCTTTATCTAATATATATTCTTTTTCCTCGTCTGGAATAATGTCGTATTGGTCTTTTTGATTTGCCCAAAAATCCGTTAACTTCATATTATAAGGGTAAGAATCTAAAGAGCGCATTTCTATTTTTTCTTCTGGGGTAGGTGCTCTTTTTTGTAGTTCATTTTCTAAATCGTCAATCTTAGTCGATATCTTATCCATAGAACTAATTTGAGTTTCTAAGTTACCAATCATACCCATTAATTTATCTATTTTTTCATTAGCAGCGTCTGCTGATAATTTAGCCTCTTCAGAACCCTTAACTAATTCAGTTACGTCTAATTCTACTTCGTCTTCAGCAGGTTCTTCTTCTTCTCCGAATGAGTCTTCTTCATCACCTTCTTCTTCATCACCAAATGACAATTCTTCACTTTCAGCTTCGTCTTCACCTTCAGCTTCTTCTTCACCTTCAGCTTCGTCTTCACCTTCAGCTTCGTCTTCGGCAGCTTCTGCTTCTCCTCCGAATGGGTCTTCTTCTTCTTCGTTAAATGTTTGACTACCTAATATAATTTCTTCGTCTTTATCTAACTCTGGTTCTGACCTATCTTCATAAAAAGAATATTCTGACATCATTTTAAATTTAGATACTTCTTCTTTAAGAAGGTCTTTGTTAAATTTTTTCTTTTTCATAACTATAGTAATAATTCCCTACCGTCTTCGGTGATTATTCTTTTATTTATTCTTTCAACTAAACTCTTATCATTTTTTATAACGCACTCATTAGAAGTACAGTCCATTTCTGATTGTATTCCGTTTAAGTCTTCGTCACTATTAAGAAAATTGTTTATGTTGTTTTTTAATTTATTATTGCTCATAACATAAAATTTTAGTAGTCTTATATATAATATAAATATGTGAAAAATACTAAAAAATACGCTTTATCTCAGATATCTTTAACTTATTATTATTAATTAGTATAATTCTATCCTGATAGTCTTCCCAGTTTATTTTAATTGATTTATGGTCTACGTTTCCTGGTGAGCTGATATATTCGGTTTCAATAAGTCTATTTAACGCATTAATTGTGTAAATACAATTAGACTTTTTATGAATTAATATAGCGTTTGGAAATAAGTCTTTAAAGTTAACTCTTTCAGTTCTAGATATAGTAAATTTAAATGTTACAATAAGTTTAGACAAGTCTTCTAAATTTTTAAAAACAAATACTTTATTTTTGGGGATAGAAAACTCTGATTCTAAATAATCAATAAACCAATCTATTTTATCTGGGGTGATAAATGACGCTAATAATATGTTTTTATTCATTATTTCTTAACAAGTATATTAGAGGTACGTACTTAATCTCATCATTAAGTACACTTAACTCTTTCTTATACTCTATAAGTATCTTTTCATCTGACAAAAAAACATCTGACATATCTTTTATTTTATCTATAAAGATGTTTTTTGATTTACCTATGTAATCTACTTGTCTTAAATCAAAACCATAAATCATATCATTTATGTACGTATACACCATATTTTCATATGAAAAAGTGATAACGTTTTCACTTATTTTAATTTGATTAAAAACTTTATTTATTTCATCAGAATCACTAAGTATTAAATCAATAAACTTAAAGTTAGCCGATTTTAATAGTTCATCATATGAAAATTTTATAAAGTAAAATAAATCTTCTTCAAATAAATCTCTTTTTTCTAACCTAGTAAAGGTCCAAAAAGTATTTGTATTTATTTTTCTATCTAGATAAGATATCTTGTCGGTAAAACTTTTAGCGTTGTCTAAACCAATTATAAGTGTGGGTAAATTTTCGATAATTTCATCAGTTGACTTAATAAGATTAAAGTTTTTATCAATCTTAATATGTCTTTCACATACAACATTACCTATTAACATAATGTAAAAATACTAATAAATTTTTTAAAAACAAAATTTTAAATATTATTAAGTACCTGTGTCTTGAATAAAGTCAAGGTTAGAAGCATTAAATGCCCCTCTAGTTGAAAATAATTCTCTTTCGTTGAACTTTCTTTCACGCCCGTAATTCCCTCTTTTGGTCATTTTACCATAACAATCTCCTTTTGATGTTTTACAATATTCTTGACCGTTATTTAATGGTGCTTTATCAATACATTCACAATCTAAAAGACCATTTGGGAATGGAGGGTACCCCGTTTTCCATAGTTCCATTTTTCGGTCTTTTATAAATGATTCACGCATTAATTTTTCAAATGGAAATGTGTATGGGTCAACCCTGTGTCTTGGTGCAACCCAATGATGACCTGTTATATATTTTAATTTTGGACAAATTTCAAACAACTCTTTAAGTAGTTTAAGTAATGAATTGTACGCTTCATCTTTTATTTTTGTTGAACCAGGTACGTCCTTATCTAAGCCTCTAGTTTGAAATGATATTCCTATACTGTACCCGTTAACACCGATTCCGTTTGGTCCGTAACTTGCTCCAGCGTGACCTGCCCTTCTTCTTACGTCGATTAATTGTATTACTTTGCCAACACCGCCAGCAGAGCCATCGTTATCTATAATAAAATGATAAGCAGACCCCTTTGTTTCTAATGCATTTATTGCAACACCGAAGCTGGATGAGCCAGTCCAGTGTAATACTATAGTATCAATTTTATCTATACTTCTATTTACCCCAGATTTTAATTTAGGTGCTGTTAAATGGGAAAACTCTTCTTCGGTTAAATGTTTTATTTCTTTTTCTTTTGCCATAATTATATATTTTTATTCATTATTAACCAATTTTTATAACCTTACTTTTAACAGTATCGGGTGGGGTTAGTGGGCTAGTAATTTTTATCTTCTTATTACTTATGGTGTCAGCTTTACCACCGTCTGTTACCGAGCCTATTAAACTTTGAAATAATTGAACCTCTGTAATTAAAGGTGTTTTTACTTTTTTTATTCTAGACCCTTTAAATGTTGTTTTCATGTTGTGAGCCGTTATACTATGTGTTGTATTGTGAATTAAATAAGCACCCTTGAACATTGGTATATTGTTTAATTGAAAATACATCATAGGTTGTATTGTAACGTTACCCATCATTTCAACCTCAGCAGAATATGCTCTTTTTTGATAAACATTAAATAAATTTTGACCCTTATATGAAGGACTAGTTTTATCACCAGTATCAGATATATCACTAATCGATTCTAAAGATTCAGCAGTCTCCGTAAACTCTCTTTGGTCTAGTTTTACATCTTTAAAAATACTTTGATTTCCCTTACCATAACTGACTAAAAAGTATGGTATTTTATATCCTTTTTCTTTACCTTCGTTTTTAAACACATCTGGTAGTGACAAAGGATTTGCTAATGTTTCAGTTTCGTCATCACAGTTACCATCACTTATTATAGAAAAACCATCATCTTTATGTTCTGGGTCATTTAAATTTAAGTTAGATGACTTTTGACCGACATATACGCAAACAAATGCTGCACCTGCTGATGTATCTGAAATCTCTTCACTCCAAGCATAAGGGGTAAAAACATCTTCTTTCATTTTTTTCGCAGTAGTAAAGTCTATAAATGAGGGTAACGCTATGAAGTTAAAATTATTTTCAAGAAGTATTGTATTGACTAAGTCAAAAAAACTTTGATTGTAATTACTTACCATTTTTTGTTGCACACTTAATGGGTTAATTAAAAATTTATCACCTATGTCTAAGAATCCAGCATCTAAAAATCTAAAACTTTCAGCTATTTTGTCTATGTTAGTACATGTTAGGTTTTTTGTTTCACCACCAAGCCATTTGTCATTTATAGATGACAACGTTCTGTAGATATTTAATTTAATAATATCGTCATCCACATTATTAAATATTTTTTGTTGTATTCTATCGTTTTTATCTTTACTTTTATCCTTTGTTAGCTCTAAAAATCTTTTAAAGAAATTAGTAAGTACCCTGTCAAAATCTTCTTTAGCACATGTTATCTCTCCAGTATAATTACCTTTAGAGTCTCCTTCAGTTGGTCTAAATATTCTAGGTGCTGCGTTCATTACATCGTAATACTGAGCGAATAGACTACTTAAATGCTTCTGTGCTCCACCGTTGGCAGATAGTGTTAGGTCAAATTGAAATATTTCATCTGCGCCTTGGTGTCCGTCTTCATCTTGGGCATTATTTGTTATCTTTTTTTTGGTATAAAAATTCATTTTTTCACCAATGTCTGCTACATTATCATCACTTGATGAATATACTATATCTGGTATTGGTGATATATTTTCATAATTTTCAAAAACTTCTAAAAAGTTAGCTCCTTTAGCGTTTTTACCTTCTTTAGCTATATGATAGACACCTATAAGTGGTGCTTTTTCTTCTTTCAATACGAACTTAAGGTCAGATATTTTAATTGCTTTTACACCATTAGAAATAGCGGAGCTAACCAATTCAAATCTCTTAGCGGTTCCCGTTAAATCACTATCAAATATTTTTAAAGATACAGATGAAGACGTGGCGTTATAAAGATTTTTTCCATTTACCTTCAAAAATTCAGCAGTTACAATTCTTTCAGTACAAGCTTTATGCTTAGTTTTTAAGTCTTCTGCACTACTGAATAATTCATAATTTCTTTGTATGGTTTCAAAATCATTATTAACAAAACTAATGAAAATTCTTTTAAATTCTTCTCTTACTTGCTTGGGTAGATTTAAAATTACATTATCAACTTGGGCATAACTTTTTTTGTCTTGATTAAAACTAGAAAACCCCCCACTGAAATCTCTATCAAGGTCCATTAACAAAGCTAATCCCGCACCACTTTGCTCGTCATCATTGTATCTTAGATATTCATGCGTTTTTGGAATGTAACTTTGTTTAGTTTGGTAAGGTAATATTAATTGCCTGTGACTGGGGGTAGTCCCATCTGTTGCATGTGGGTCTTTACCTGCTGAGTTCCATTTAATTATATCACCAATATAAGTGGTGCCTCCACCTGGCTTTGCGGTTCTTGATTTGTCAAATCTATATAATAAAGCACCTATAAATGCACACCATAATTTAGGTGCTTTTGTAAATGAACCATTACTACCATATACTCCCTTTAGAATAAAAGTAGTATCATCATTTTGAAAGCTTTTACCTTTATTATCCCATAAATCAAATAAACTGACATCTGGTGAATCACCCCCTATTATGGATGTGACTATCTTACTTTCCTCACCAGAGTCTAATACATCACCTATAACCCCTTCCCATGATATTGTGTGTAAGAATAAAAAGGCTTTCGCTTCATCTGTTTCTTGACTATAATAAAATAAACTACCAAATAAACTAAATGAATGAGCGAAAGGAAAGTTATCACCAACTAAAGGTGATTTATTTCCAGCGTTATCATATCGCAAACCAGTATCATTGTCTTCTAAATTACTAAAACTCATGTCCACGAATGGCACATACACTTCATCTATACCACATTTTCCGTTTGCTAACTGCCCAATTACTTCTCTAGTTTGATATTGTGAAGCATCCGTAGTTCCTTTAACCTTTCCGTTTAACAACCCATCAACAAGTGTTTCAGCTGCAAAATATGGAGATAAGGGACTAAAAAGTTTAGATTCTACGTCTTTACGTTTGTTTTTAAATATATATTTTTCATCTGTCCCTTGTTCGGTTAACGTTTTAGAGCCAAATTTTATATCATTGGTTACTGCCTGGTAGTCTGAATCTTCTTTATCTGATAACTTTAAAGTATCATATACCCATTGTAAAGTGTCAAATGTATAAGGTTTCATTGCAGTATTAAATTCTTTTTTTGTTATAGTTCCACTACTTACATTAATATCATTCGAATTTATCAATCTTTTTTTAGCTAAAAATGTACCTCCACACCATTCTTCTAATGCTGTAGGATTAACGTAAGTCACCCAATCACTTTTAACCCCTATTATATTATCGTCGTTCGCACCATAAAAATAAGCTTTTAATACAGTGTCTTCAGCGGCTTTAGCTTGCCCCTTTTGTTCGTTTTTTGTATAATATATTTTATCTATTTCTAGAGTTTTATAAATACTATTATACATATCTAATGCGTCACCCTCAATTGTTGCTTGTTGACTAAAAGAATCAGAAAAATATATATTATTTGCTCTTAAGACTTCTTCTTCTAATAGTCTAATTTCATTACTACTTTCAGAAATCGTTTTTTTATACTCATCAAGTGCTGATGACTCAGCTATTGTGGGAGACCCAGCTATAGGTATTCCATCATCATCAGCTAATATTTTAAAAAGTAAGGCGCCGTCATCTTCTTTTTTAATCATGTTGTTTATTGTCGAATTACCTAAAACATAGTTGGTACTAGTAAATATTAATTCTTTTGACAACTCTACTAGCTCGGCTTTAGACTTAAAAATACGTGTGTTTGGAACAGTAGAAAAAGTACCTGGAGGTACAGTATCTTTGTAAAAGTCTTTACCATCAAATCCTCCACTTATAGGTATATATTGTACAGCTTTTTTAGCGGGAAGAGAATTACCCTGGATTTTATTATTTTTTATAGTTCTTACACCGTCATTTACAACACCTTTGCCAGTACCATTATCTTGTCGTATATATTTGTAAACATAAATATCTTTAAGCCCGAAAGATTCTTTAGATATAGAGACGTCTTTATAAAACATTCTACCATCACTATCTTCTGGATGTGATACACCTTCAATTGTTGTTCCTGTATATCCTTCACCATTTGAATTTGACCACAATTCAGTTATTTCTTCAACAGCTCCAGGAATTCCTTTTGTTCCGCTTGCTAGGTCTCTAATTCCTCTAATAAAGTTATCTTTTGGTATTGTGTCAAAATCTTTTTCTAAAACACTAAGTAAATTATCAGCTTCAAGTTTACCCATAATACTTATTTGTCTTTTACCAATTAGTCTATTAGTAACACCTAAATAAGTAAAAGTTCTAAATAATAAACATCTAATAGCTTCTTGAACTGTACCTGAACTTCTTTCTGATTTTAAAGCTTCATTGTATGGATTATTTAAAATTAAACTATCATCTTCCCCGTTAAATGGTATTCTAGCTTCAGCTGGTGATACAGGGAAAAAATCAGATATGTTAGTAGACCCAGCTAATTCTCTTAACTCGTCTTCTTTAGCTATTTTCATTAGGTTGGTTAGTAGTTCTTCTACAAACATAACCTCATTTACGTTTTCATATTGTCCTTCTGGTAAATCTGAACCAATCCATGTTTCAACAAGAGTTCCATTTTTAACTTTTCTGTATTCTGGCCATGGGTATATTTGCTTGTCTTTATTTTCGTTTTTATTAAACTCAGGTAGCTTTTTAATAGCTGTTTTTCTAGTTTGACTTTTTTCAGCTTCTTTAGATACCTCTCTTAGAGTTTCTAAGAATATTTGAGCATGAATACATAGTATATTAACTATGTTTCTTATAGTTGGCTTAAATGTAAGAGTATCTACTTTACTTTTTAAGATACTAGTTAGGTTGTCTTCTAGTAATTCTTTTCTTTTTCTTATTTCACTCCTGACTCTTTCTATTTCACCATAAGATTCTTTAAAATCAAATAGATATAAATCTTCTGTATTGTTTGTATTGTATCCATCCTTTATTGTTTTTTCTAAAGACTCTTCATAAGATTTTTCCATAGCACCACCATGTAAAACTTCGATGAGTTTGGTATCTTTAACTATGTAGTTAACAGGATATATAACTATTTTTTGTATTTCATCTATCTTTATTTTTAATGAATCTACTTCTATGTCTTTATTAATAGAACTAATAAAGTTTTTTTGATTTTCTTTATATTTTTTTATTCTATCATCAATTTTTTCTCTACTATTAGAACCATTTAAATTATTATAATCAGGGGATTTTTTTAATAAAGCTAATTTTGATTCTAAACCATCAAATTTATCACGTTCATCACCACCTATACTTCCTTTTTTTAAATCAGTTATTCTATTTTCAATTGCGGTAAGTGAACTACTTAAATTTGTTAAAATATTAAGTTGTTTTATATTATCATCATTGGTTTTTATTTTACCAAATTCATCACTTATTTTTTTAATATAGTCTAAAAAATCTTCAATAGATGTTAGTTGAGGATACTTTTTAACTAATTTACCATCACGTTTAATAGGTTTGTTATTTTCATCTAATAATGGCATATTTTGATATTCCTGTAGTTTGGTAGCCCCTATTTTTGTAAAAACAGTAGCTCTCATATACCCTAATAAGCAATCAGTTAATAAAGCATATGTGTAACCTATAAACTCAGTATCTATTTCAAAATTACCAGTACCAGAATTAAATGATGCATTCCATCTAGTTAAATGTAAACAGTATTTTACCGCTTTACCATAAAAACCTTTTACCGTTAAATCAAATATAGGAAATGGTAAGTCAAAAAACATTTTATACCTTGAATCATTACCCTTTGATAATAAAGCGTTACCTCTTATGTCTATGAATTTTATTTTTATAACAGGAGTATAAGCAGTATCAAAGGTGATATCTATTGACTCTATACCTAGAGTTTCTAAATCATTTTCTTTTTCACCAAATTTATTTTCAGTAAAAAAATTTGTACCTATTTCAGTGTAGTTAGTGGTTAAAGACCTTCTTTCACCACCTATATTGGTACCGTCTATAAACCCTATTGGTTTTGATGAGCCTGCTGTACTTGATACGTCCCCATTAATTAAAGTGGTTCTACTCTTTTTTATACTTGTTAATTTTACAGATATAGAAAAGTCTTCAGTATTTGGGATGCCTCTATCTGAACAATTAGGTTCTATGTAGATTAACCTATTCTCATCATCCGTTAATATTTTTTTATTCTTCGCCATAAAGTTTTCTATAAATTTCTACCGCATTTAAATACCTGTCTAATCCTGAGTTAAGTGGGTATGGAATTACTAGTATTTCTCTATTTTTTATACTAAATTCCAATCCACCGTATTGTGGATTAGCTAGTAGTATTAACCACCCACAATATGGGTTATTATAGTACTTTTGACTGACAATGTCAAGTCTTGTTTCACCAAGTTTATAAAGAATATTTTTATCTGTATTCCTTAATGGTATTTTAATACCTGGAATTGGCTTCATAGAACCATCACTTTTAAATTCTGAATACCTATCAAAATATTGAGCCATAATTTATTTTATTAATTAAAAATTTTATTATTAGTTTCTTTATTATAAATTACCCTACTTGATGTTTTGAAACCTTGTTTATCTTTCCACTCTAATACTAATTGATGTTCACCTCCTGGACAAGGTCTGGTTGACTGTTTTATATTTACCATATTATCACCCCTTAATTCTGCCATTCTTTTATTTAACTCAGAAGCCGTAGCTTTTTTCTCTTCATCAGTAGCGCCGCCTGCAGCTCTAGTCAGAGCGTCTCTAGTTTCTTGAGCAGTTGATTTTGTTCCTTCAGTTTGTCCACCTATTTCTAAATTACCAATATCTTCAAATACGGTAATTGTACAAGGATTTAGTAACTCTGCGTTTTCTATAAAATGACGATTAGCACCATTTTCAAAATAAAAACTACCTAATGTTGCTGGTATTGTAGGAAGGTCTGGTGGAGCGACTATCTCAAATATAGCTTCTTGGTCTTCTTTAGTAAGTGGTGGTTCACTTGATTTATTATCACCTTCAGTAAATGACCTACTTTCAATTAAAAATGAGGTATCGTTTATAGGTTTAGCTGTAAGAAAGCCTATAGTTCTTTTTGAATTATTTTGTGCGTTTTTAATGAAAAGTTGCCCATAGTATTCTCTCTGTAGACCTGTATCTGTTATTTTATCATTGTTAGTTACTTCTATTCTTAAGTAGAAAGGTATATCACCAAAAGAAGGTATTTGTTTACCAGAATCATCCAATACTGGTGCCGCTGAACCAGTATCAAAAGTAGATGGATTGTTATACTCAGAAATACTAATAGCTTTTAATATTTCTTGGTCGTTTGCAAGTGCTTTTAAGAAAGCTTCTTCTTCTTTTATATTTGCTTTTTGAGCCTCCTCTTCAGCTAGCTTTTTCTTTTCAAAAGCTAAAACTTCTTCTTGGTCTTTCTTTTCTGCTGCTAATCGGTCTGTTACGTCTTTAGAGAAAGGGAAGTTTCCTTCTTGTATTTCACCATCTACTATTCTTTCAGCTCTTGGGTCATATAATTCAGTATTTGCAAAGTAATTAAATGATATAGCGTTTTGTAATCTATTAATAGGTCCTTTCATACTTGACCCTCCGATAAATGCAAAACTTATATTTATATTTGCTATCATTGGTTGAACTCCTATACCTTCTGGATTTAAATCCCAAACAATAGGTTCATAGTCAATAGTTAAACTTTCTATTATTATTTTAGTATGATAAAAATCACCTAATCTAAGTATACATACTGGCGGTTTACCAAAAGCAAGATTATCTGGACTATCTGAACCATTAGTAGGTCCTTGCCTCATACATTGCTGTAGGAAGGTAAGTCTTGAATTAAATCCTTCTGGTGTTATAGCGTGAAATGCTGGGTGAAAGTTTTTAATTTTATCTTTAAATTGTGCATAAACGAAGTTGTCAGTTTCTTTTATACTTTCAAAATAATTGCATTCAGTATAAAACCTAGATAATGGTATTGTGAATTTAGGGTCAGGTTCATTAGGGTCACGTTTTGTAGGATTGGGATTAGCGTCCTTCTCTAATTTAGAGTCGTATGCTACACTAACTGTTACTTTTCTGTCTTCTTTACATTCTATAATATCTTTACTACTATCTTGTTTACACCCACTTTGTTGTATAGCTTCAGCTTTTAGAACTGTAATTCTTTTTTCATCTACACCTATAGTATCAATAATATGTTGTTTAAGATTGTCCCCTCTTTTTTTAGCTAATATCTTATTGGCTTCAAAATTTCCTTGAGGTGAGGCGTATCCTTTTATTGTAAATCTACAATATCTACAATTACCTTCTTTACTAATGAAATAATTATCTAAATCGTCTCCTGTTCTCAAATCCTCAAAACCATACCACCCGTCTAATTCCTCAATATCTGACATACTTAACTTTATCGAATTAGAGGTTCCGTTTAACCCGAAGTTAGTATTGTCAATATCAGTTTTACCACCATCTCTAGTTGTTGTTTTCATACCGTAAACAGTAGTGAAACCAGTAGTGGCATTAATTACCCCATCAACCTCTACGGTATCATATACAATACCTGAAGGGTGTTGTCCGTAGTCTATAAAATTACCATCGTAGTCACGTCCGCTCTCGTATGAATTTATGTTACTACCAGTAACAATAACACTTGAGTCATAATATGGTACTTCTGAATTATCATTTGGGTAATATATATTAAATTCAAATTTAGGTTTTACTTGTTTTGGTACACCGTTTATGTCTTTATTAGCTTCAGCTATTTCATACTTATCTTTTTCTTCATCAGATAGCACCCTGTTTCTTATTTCTTCAACACTCATTGCTCCAGCAAAGAATGAAGCATAATCCATATCAGTACCATCTCTAAAGAAATTTATATAATTAGGGTGGTCAACTACTATCTTCCAAGATAGTGTTCCACTTCTTTCTGTGTTATTATATGTGTATATTGGTTCACCTCTACCTATAAAATTAGTTCTATCGTAACTAGCTGAAACACTTTCGTTTATTGCTATATCATACGGTGGAAACCACATTATTCTACCACTTCTACCTGTTAATGGGTCGCCTGGACCTTTTTCACATGGCATTAATTTGGTTAGTGAGTCACTCCAAGCTAAATTCTCTAATGAAAACATAAATCTTTTTATTTTTTCACCTTTATACGGTCCAATTTGAACAACACCAGGGTCTCTTAATACTGATGATTCAATATTTAAATTTCTATCAACTCTTCCGTCAGGACTTAATGCGCTATGTTTTTGAAGGTCGTCATAAGAGTTGTAAGCATCAACAGTTGACCATGCTCTAGCAAACATATTGTCTGGTGTAGAATCTTTATTTAAATCTCTACCCCCATTTTTAAATACGGCACTACCTTTAGACATGTATCTTTGACCCGCTATTTCATAAGTGCTAGTTATTTCATCTAACTCACCTACAGGTATATTTGCTTTAACTCCTTTACCACTTACTAAAGTTCTCATTTTTCCAGAATTAAACAATTCTTGAGTTTTGAATAGGATTGTTTTTGGTTCTGTAAAATCTGTGCCGTTTAAAGCCGTATCGCTTATTCTGGCTAGTTTGTTATATAATTTGTCGCTCCATGTAAATTTTGAAAATAAAGGTGGTGTATTATCTATCGTTTCTACATGATGATTGAAAATTGTAGCTGGACCTTGATTAAACCCGCTATTTCTAACCATACCTTCTAAGTCATATGATGATTGAGGTACAGGGGTGTTTTCTTTTGTTTGACTTAAAATATCTTTAACAAAACCACTTTTTTCACCGTCATATAATGCATATAACTTAGCTTCAGAATCGCTTATTTTGTCATTACCTCCACCGTCAAAAGCTGGGGCGTATCCTTGTCTATTACCCGTAAAATTAGTGTTTATACTAGCTTTTACATTACCAAGTAAATAACTAACAGTGCCCTTACCTGTATTTTTTAAAATAGCATTAGCTCTTTGGATGTTACCTCCCCCTCCTATGTAGCCTTTAGTATCGTATGAAAATATATCAGCTTCTTTTGGTAAAAGACTTACTGGAATTTTAGCTCCAGTCATTCTTTCTAAGATATCAGCCCCAAAGCCTAAAGGACCGTCTTTAACTGTTATCTTATTGTTTGGAACTATAAGACTACCACCCATAGCTAAGCTTAATGGGTTTGTGTTTATTCTACCTAATGTTTCTTCTTGTAAATTAAAAGCTATATTATTACCAATAGCCATACCTAAATATTGAGGACTTATCTGCCCTAATCTAGTGTCATCTAAAGCTCCAGCACTAGTTAACAGTCTACCAGCTAATGAACTTCTAACGTCAAAGTCAGGTACGATACTACCTGAGTTAGGGTCAAGGCCTATACCGCCACCAGTCAAGACTGAACCTATTGCATCAACTAATTGAACTGAGCCTGTGTCACCAAAGTTAAGATTACCATTTTCATCTAAGTAAGATTTATACTGAACGGTAGCCATTGGCTGTGTATTTAAATCTACCCTAGTTTGTTTATCTACATCCAAATACATATTTTTGGATGTATTGAATTGTCTAATATTACCACCTTGAAATGGTCCGTTTTCTGGTACTGATTTTAACGTATAAGCTTCTAAACTTGGTGAATAAGTATTTGGGTCTAAGTCTAATGTAGCTAAAGCTAAGTCTACTTCAAATGGTAATAAATCTAAACTTACTTTTTCATATATATCAGCCTTGTATTGATTTTGAGTTATATTTAATTCTCTTCTAAAAGACGCATCATTTTCTGGACTATTTTGAGCACTAAATAAACTGTTGTTAATATAATCAGTATTAGTAACTACATTAGTATTTGAGTAATCTATAACTGAATTACCGTAATACTCAGGGTTACCCTCATTAAATATATTGAATACTGTATTTTCGTCTCTCCAAAAATCACTATCATTAGTTGGTGAGCTTATTGGACCAGTTGATACTATACCATAATCTACATCTACACTTGAGTAATCTATACCTATTCCTGTATAATATTCATCTTTATTTATTTTACTAAATATAACATTAGACTCCCTATATAAAACTCCATCTATTTCTATATCTTCAGAACCTTTAATAATACCTACACCATCACCTATAGAGGGTATCTTGTTAATACTATCTAACCATGAACTAAGACTGTTATTAGTAACAGTATCAACTAATAGGTTTCTATTTAATAATGCATCTCTAAAATCTGGAGAGAAGTTGTTTATGGTAAATGGTGAACTACCTGGCATAGTAAAATCTTTTATTATAAATACTATGCTAATGGAAAATTTTAGAAAATAAAGAATTTTAACTATTAAAAATAAATTCCTTATATTATTATATTATTATATTATTATATTATATATATATTATTAT